TTCTACTGCGGTAGGGTCAGCAGCAAATGCCATATAGATGTATTTGCCACCACTTCCGTTTAAACTTCCATTAGTAGATTGCATTGTAAATCCATTTTCTAAAAAGTCTACACCATTTGTTACTGGAAATTCAGCTTGAGATGTATTAGGAGATAAAAATAATTCTCTTGGATTTGTTGTGTCTCTTTTGTTATCAAGTAAAAGCCAACCGCCAATAGCATCTGTACGTTTAATCATCACAAACGCAGGCTCAAATCCTGTTACAACAGTATTACCACTTGTTCCTGTACCAACATACGAACCAAAGTTAGAGAAACCTTCTACTTCTGCGAAACAGTAGGCTATCATATCATTTCCAGACCAGTTTACATCTTCATTTGTATTAACTGTAAAAACACTACTCGTAGGGGCGGTGTCATTCCACATAGACGAATTATCAGAATTACTGTTTGTTAAGTTTAAATAAATAACAGTTTCCTCTGCAGGTGTTTCATTATATCTAGAGCCAATATGATATACAGGCCAATTAGTTGGGCTTCTATCTCTATTTTTCACTATAACCACACTTGGTGTTGCTCCAAGACCGTGTCCGATACTTGCGGCACTCCCACTACCATTCCAACCAACAACACTAAACCCTGCCTCTGTATTAGCAGACACTTGACTTGTTATTGTTCCATCTGTGTTTGTTACTGCTGCACCTCCTGCTTTAAAGTTCCAAGCAACGTAGTCGTTTGGACTTCTATTGGTCGCTCCATTATCTCCTGTAGTAAATCCATCAGAATCAAAAGAACTTACAGCCTCATAAGGAGCTGCAGTAGTGTATTCTGCCGCAGTCAAATTAGAAGAAATCATTTTTAATGCTCCTCTAACGCTATCAAATAAAGCGTGGTCTTCGGTAGTGTTTCTTCTTTTTATCCAAACTAAATCTGGCTGAAATCCAACTCCTGTAATTGCTTGCGTACTACTATTCCCTGTATACAAAACAGTATTAAAATGCTCACTTGGTACAATAGTAGGTGTACAATATTCTTCTGTGTATAATGCTTCTACTTCGTATGGTCTTAATGCTCTGTTGAATATTCTAACTTGGTCTAAACTACCATCTAAAAAAGCTACAGAACCTCCTCCAACAGTTCCTCTAAATGCTCCTATAGAAGTGCTTTGTTGTGCTTGAAAAGAAAATCCATTTAAAGACCCAAAATTGTCTAAAGAACCGTTAATATAAATACTTGCTGATGTTTGTGTTGCTACCATAGCTATATAATACCAAGTATTAAGAGATAAAGTACTGCTACTGAAAACTTCTGAAAAATTATTATTCCAAGCTCTAAATTTTATTTTATTGCTTGCATCAGTAGATATAGCATATCCCCTTGCGGCTGAAGCTTCATCATAAACATCTAAAACATAATCCTCTCCAGTTATTGAATTTAACTTAAGCCAAAAACTTACTGAAACAGTTGTAAAATTAAAAGAATTGTTGGGTAAATCAATTATAGAGCTACTACCATTAAAAACACCCGCTTGACCAAACTCTCCTGCACCATAAGTAACATTGCTTGCAGTACCATCATAGTTCCCACTAACATCAGTAGCATCGCCGTTTAATTGATACAAAGCAACACCACCACCGTCAGGAAATGGGTTGTATAAATCTACTGTGTCAGTGCAACCACCGCCAGCGTTAGTGTTAATCAATTTGTTACCAAGCATGTTACTCTGTTATAGGTTCACCTAATAAATCTTCTTGTGGAAAAAATGTATGCGTATACTTTAAAACTTCAACATAAGACGTTAGAGCAGTTATTTCAGCTTCAAACGTATTTGACTTAGTTACAATATCTAAACGGTCCTTAGAAACGTCCTGAGGTATTTCCACAGCTCTTTCAGCTAATCTTGTAACATACCAGTCTGTTGGCTGTAGCAATTTACCTGTCTCTGTTTTAATAGCCTGTATTTTTGACTGCTTTAAAGCTTCGGTGTCATAAACAGGTTTTGTTTCAATAACATTACCTTCTTCATCTTTAATTTCTGTTACAGCATTAAAATCAATATCCTCAACTGTATGAGTAAAGATTTCTTTAGCAGCATCAAAGAACATAGCTGACAAACGCTGTGTTTGGCTATCATAAGATGGTGTAACTACATCGTAAAAACCAAATGCTTTTGGGTTTGCTACTTTTGTAAAGTTTAAATGTAAACCTTTGTCATCTTCCCATGTTGATGGCAGACGCCTGTATGTTTTAATGTTACCGTTTATTTCTATTGCTTTCATATTATTGTGCTTGAGATATTGATAACCAGTAATCGCCAGAAGCAACAACTGCTATTTGTATAAAGTTTGAAACAGTACCATCATAAGCGCCATTTGTCACTTTTGACCCAGCAGGAAACGTAGGTACAAAAGAACCAGTAAGCACTAAATCTTTAACCATACCAATACCATCATTTGAAAATGTAAAGGTTGTATCAGCTGTTAGGGTTTTATTAAACACCGCCGCTGCAGAGAAATCTATATTAGCTGCTGCTACTGCTGCTGCTGTTGTAAACTCTGTGCCTAATACGCCGTATTTTATTTTTGTTAGTGCCATATCTTATTAAGGTTTTACTGGTCTAGTGCCGTTTGGAAAATCTTCTTTAGCTGGATAGTCTCTTAACTCTTGTCTGTATGTCATATAAGCAGCGTGCTGTGGATGGTCAATTAATGGTACAATGAAATCACTTGATTGTAGCTCTGAGTCCCTCCATCGCTTTTCTATATTTTCTTTTGGCTCAATAAAAGGTTTCCAATAGTGTTTTTTTTCAGTAGAACCATTATCATAAGTGTACATTAATAAGTCACCATCTTGTGGATTATCTACTCTGTTTGGATTTGTTAGGTTTTCTATTTTCATAATTAATCTAATTTATAACCTGCCCAAGCATTTCTAGATTCCTCAGAGCTGGAAAATTGGGTTGATTTCATTTCTAATTTAAAATTTGTTTCAAACCTTAATTTTGGTAAAGGCAAACTTTTCCAAGCATCTATAGTATAAATACAAATCGCCGTAGCGTCATTTGCAAGAGATGTTGATACTTCTGTTGGGTATTGGTTGTATCCTGCACCCCCCTGCGCATCATAGTAAGAGCCATAACCTGGGTTTCCATAACTTTGATTATTCATTGGCGCTCCCAATTGATGTGCGCCAACAAAAACTCTATATCTATTTTCGTATAAAGTGCTACTAAACTCAGTAATAACATCGTCTACAGTAAACCTCATAGTCACCACCGTAGGTGAGTTAGGGTTAGAAGGAGATATTGCGTTGTAAAAATACCCAGACCCTGTTAAATCACATATTGTATAATATGTGTTTGCTGCATTTACCAAAACCCTACCAGACCCAAACGATGTAATTACTCTGTTGTTTTCCCAAAAAGAAGTATTAGTTGCACCCCACAAATTGGTGTTTGCGTCTTTGAGGTAAATAACCTTTGAGGACACTATAGGCAAAGCTTTAGGGTCTGTTATAATTTCTGCACCACCTGATGCAGCAGGAAAAAAATCTGTAAAATTACTCATTTTATTGTTTTATTTTGTTATTATTGCGGACCTACTATTACCCATCCTTTTGTTGCTCCTGAGTAAATTAACTCAAATGAAGCTGAAGGTGTGTCTAAAGTTAAATCTGCAGCAGCACCCATTATTAAACTACCATTTCTACCTAGTATACAAGTAGCAACTCCAGATAAGTTACTTATTTTAATTGAATCACCATTTGCAGGCGATGCTGGTAATGTTAATGTTAAATCAGCAGTTAATACATATAAGTTGTTCTTGCTTGCTGTAGTACTTGCCGATATTGTATTAACACCGTAATTTACTTGTTCGTTTTGAACCAGTGATACGTTAGATATTATAATCACCTCTATCTCGTCATTATTAGCCGGAGCTTCAGAAAAAGATAATGTTGTACCTACAATTGTAAATGTATCTTTGTTTTGGTATGTACCACTTACATATACATCTACGAAGTTAATACTAGAAGGTGCAACCGTTAATGTGTAGTCCGTAGTTGTTCCATTACCAGTAAAATCATTTCTTGTAATTGTGTTAGCTCCAGGTGTTACATTTGCAACAACCACCGACATAACCTCAACAGACCCATTGTTTGGCGGTGCTGTGGTGAAAGTAAGTGTAGTACCAGTTATTGAGTACGTTTCTTTTTCTTGGTAAACACCAGCGATATAAACACTTGTGAATAATGTAGAGAAAGGCTGAACAGATAAAGTAAAAGCAACTGTAGTACCGTCGCCTACAAAATCATCTTTAGCAATTGAACTTGAAGAAGATGCTGCAATAGTTACATTGTTACTACCATCATCTGTTAAACTAATACCTGAACCAGCAACAAGTTTAACTGTATCAACGGTTCCGCTTGAAGGCGTAAGGTTTAAGTCTACATCCGTACCTGACTGTATACTTGAATAATCGTATGTTGTGCCAGCTACGGTTACCCATGCATTATCGCCACGAAGGAAAGTAGTCGCATCAGGTGTTCCAGTGGCAGATAGGTCTCCTGTAAGAGTAGCTGCACCAGATTGCGTAGTAGTAGGTGTTAAGTTTATAAAAGAGCCGTTAGAAGCCGTGAATGAAGTTACACCGCCTGCAGCGCCATTTGACGCTAAGGTAATTCTACCTTGCTGGTCAACTGTTACGTTTGCATTTGTATATGTTCCAGGTGTTACAGCAGTATCAGCTAAGGCTATTGTTCCGCTTGTAGTTATTGTTCCACCAGTAAGTCCCGTGCCAGCAGTGATGCTTGTTACTATAGTAGAAGGTATAATATCACCTACTTTTAAGTTTACAAATCCATTGGCAACTGTAAAGTTGTCTGTATCAAAACCAGCTAATCCTCTTACCGCTGTCGCATCAGTGCCAGCAGTAGCTAAATCAATATTACTTTGGACCGTAGTCCAATCCGTTAAAGCACCTGTACCGGCCACTAAATCTGTTTCGGCAATTAGTACATCACCAACTTTGACCGTTTCACCATAAAACGTTCCGTCTACCGTAACAGTGTATGTCCAACCCTTTGTAACAGCAATCTGCGTTCCTCTGCTGTCAAGAACTGGTGTATTTGTAGCAGCGTCATACGCCCCTTGATATATTAGTCCTCCAACAACAGCATTGTCAACATAAGTTTTTATTGCTAATTGAGAAGATAATACAGTGTCTGAAGAAGCACCTCCCCCTAAAGCAACGTCTTCTGAAACAAACTGCATGCTTGCTGTAGAAGTTTCAACGTAAGGTATTAGTCCTGGAGCGCCAACAGTAACATCGCCTAATCCACTTACTGGGCTTAGAGTAACATTGTCGCCAGCTATAAGTGAAGTAACTCCACCTTGAGAAGTAGAATTTATTGTTACAACGCCTGTGCCTCCAACAGGAGATATTGATATATCATTACCGGCTACTATTTGCGTTACTCCAGAGTCTGAAGATACATTAAATGTAGGATATGTACCTGTAACAGTTGTATCACCGCTTCCTGTTATAACAACAGTTTGGTCTGGAGCAGTATTTGTAATAGTTGAATCTCCAGTAGCACCGCTTATAGATATGCCAGTGCCTGCAATATTAGAAAGAACACCAGTGTTTGAAACAATAGGATTTACAGGGTCTGTATTATTTACACTAATCCCTGTTCCCGCAACTACCGAATCTACAATACCTAAAGCAGAACTATCTATTGTTACTATATTACCAGCTTGAGTAATTGTTATTCCACCGGCAGGCGTAAGAGTAACTAATGAATTGTCAGTGCCAGAGCCAGAAGTAAGGTTTAAATCTATACTAGCTCCATTTGTAGATGAGTTTAAATCATAGGTGTCTCCAACAAATGTAGAGTCTATGGTAAAACCTCCAGAAGTAAGAGCGCTAAATTGAATGTCGCTACCAGCTGTAATAGTTACAGGGTCCGCGCTTGCATCTGAGCCAGTTAAAGTTAATACTGCCGATGAAGCTCCCCCAGTTACTGGAAGTGTATATGTTGTGTTTGCGTCTGAGCTATCTATAGTAATTACATTGCTTACATTTGTAAGCGAAATTCCAGAGCCAGCTGCAAGAGTTATAGTGTCTAAACTTAAATCAGAACCACTTAGTCGTAGCTCTACATTGGTTGCGTTTTGAGCGCTTGTTAAATCATAAGTAATATTTACTAGTCCAATAGGTATTTGAATGTTATCAGTAGCCTTGTATCCTACTAAATAATCAATATCAGCTACTGTAGATACTACGTCAAACTGTGAAAATTTTATTGCCATTTTTTGTTATTTATAAATATTCATCAAAGCGCAACAGCAACTGTCTGTTGATTACAGACAACTTCCTAAATACCGTTAGATATAGATATACTAATTGCCATATTACCAGAGTGCTAGTATGTTAGTAGATGTTGTTCCTGTAGCAAAAACTTTTACTACCTGAACAGGAATAAATTGTCCTGCGCTAACGCCAACCAATGTAACGTCATCACCTCCAGCTGTTAGAACCCTAACATTGCCGGTCACTCCAACGTATAATACACATCCATTATTTCCGCTGCCATCTGCAGTAGAAATGTTAGGAATATTAACGGTATCACTAGGCGTAACGGCTGAAGCTCTATTTGCTTGTAATTTTTGATATGCCATAATTTTTATTATTTATTGTATGGGAACATTTGATTTAAAGTTTCTTTTCTTTTTTTACATCCGCAATCAGTATTTGTTGCATTTGCAATAGTTTCTACCATAGCCTTTATTCCGGTCGCTTCAGTTATAGACTCTATAGTGTCTCCTAGCCCTTTGTGTTCCATATTATTTTTTTTTAGGATAAGGATTATTCATTAATACAGTACGTAATTTTGCGCGCCTAGTCATTGCTGGAGTTATCATAGTTTGATAACCATCAATTATTGGAGCTTTTGGAGCTGGCTTACCAGCACTTATTTTAAGCATTTTATTTAAAAAAGGTTTTGGATTTGCCATGATATATTTTAATTTTTATTTATACAAAGATACTAATATTTTCCTTGTTTATTTTTTGGAGAACTTTCTGTAGAACCTCCCTTGCCGGCCCATAATTTTTTACAAGCCCAGTAACGAGCTGTCATTTTAGAAGTGGCAGTTCCACACTTATGTCTAGCCTTAAAAGATTTACGTGCTGCCGCAGAATAATTGTGGCCATAACCTGTAGCACCAAAGTGAATAAGTTTTTCTTTTCCATTTTCACAAGCCTTAACCATTTTCTTCTTTCCAGCTCTATCAGATTTCATAACCCGATTGCATTTCATTTTTGATTTATTGGCCATAACCCTGAGTTCTTTGTATGAAATATATTACATCCCAAATTTTAACATCTCCACCAACAGGAAGAAATTTCAACTGAGCACCATTAGCAACAAAGCCAGCATCTGTATAATATTGAACAACAAATGATTCTACTTGAGTAACATTATTTCCTTTTGGAAATGTTACGACTCCTGCTACTCTGCTAATATCTCCAGACCCTACAATTTTATAATCCAAGTGAGTTTGATTTGCATTATCTGCTGAAGTTTTAAAAGCAACTGTCATAATGTAAACATCATTTTCATTTAAACCTAATATCTTCTGAGTAGATGAATCATAAAAAATATAATTCTGAGGACTAGTCACTACATTACCCCCATTGTTAGGAACAGTAGTTTCATTGCCATCTAAAATAGTTAATTTATTATCAACCGTATATACTGTGTCATCATATCTTGACCATCCCTGATAAGGAGTAGAAAAAAAAGCAGAAAAGTCTTCTATTGTGTAGGCATCTCTTCCTGAATTAACTAAATCAGAACCTATATTTTCTGTATTAATAAAATCAGCCACTCCATGAAATTTTGTTCCTGATGGTATTGACATAATTATTTTTTAATAGTTTTTACTTTTCCATTTTCTGTACGGGCATACTTATGTGTTTTAGTTTCCCTAATTAAAGTTCCGCTATAAGTTTTACCGCCCCATTTCCAACTAACCTTTTTAGACATTAGTATTTTTTTACAACTTTTTTACCACTTTTTTTAGCTGCTGCTTTAGCCGCTTCTTTTCCCTTAGCTGTATATGGGAATTTTTTTGTTCCTACTTTTGGCATAATTACGTCTTTAAAATTAATAATAAGTATCTTTGTACAAATTTACTAAATTTAATCTAATGGAATCTGACTACTTAAAATACTGGAGGGTTATACGCTATTTTATAAAAGCAAAGTATAAACTAACCACAGCAGATTTAGATATGCTCTTGTTTTTAAAATCAGAAGTATATTTTGGAAGAGATAAGTTTGAAGAGTTTAATAACCTGCTCAGTTGGGATGAGGCGCGTTTTAAGAGACTTATACGAGATGGTTGGATAGAAGTGTTCAGAAAAAGAATGGGGCACCGCAAAACGGTCTACTGCCTTTCTTACAAAACAAAAAGAGTTGTAGATTCTATTTACAAAAAACTAAGTGGTGAAGAAATCCCTACATCACAAACATCCAACCCTATGTTTGCGAAGAATGTATGTTATTCAGATAAGGTATACAGGCAAATGATAATTGAAATGAATAAGTTTATAAAACAACAACGACATCATTCTGAGAAATAATAGTGTAGGGCTCATTATTTATAAGCATAGTATAGCCAGCTCTCTTGTCGTAATATATTTCATCACCTTCTTTTATAACAGTCACATCAGTACCTGGCTTTATTATAACGCCCTTTTTGTACCTCAGCTGCTTTGCATCATCAGAAGACAGCAATAGCCCAGAGGATGTTCTTATTTCCTCTTCAATTGTTTTTATGACAATATTTTCTCCTATTGGTTTCATTTTTTTTGAATCTCATTTGTGCTTAAAATGGCTTTAAGCACAATTTTTTTTATATCTTTATAAACAAAGTTTGCTTGCATTACTCCAATATCTTGACTTCTAAATAACTCGTTTGAAAATTTTTCAGCCCACATATCGGCTTTTCGGTCTTCCTTTTGGTCTTTTAATTTTAACATAATAATATTTATTTAGCTTCGTATGTTCTTGCCATAGTAACTATAGCGTTAGTAGATAAAATAGTAATAGCTACAGACACTGCATTTTGAAGAGCAGTCTTGGTAACTTTCATGGGGTCTATGATTCCCATTTTAAACATGTCACCATAAACTCTATTCTTTACATCAAATCCTTTTGTATATCCCCTAATGTCTTTGTAAATCTCTTGGTCAGACATTCCCGCATTCGTTAGGATTTGAGAAAGTGGCGCGCGTAGCGCGTCCGCCAAAATTTTATACGCAATTTGTTTAGAGTTTCTTTCGCCACTCATAGACAATTCCTCATACTTCTTGTAAAAACTGTATAACGCCAGCCCTCCTCCAGGCAGAATGCCTTCCAGTAGCGCCGAGCGCACCGCACAGACAGCATCGTCAACCCTGTCGTAAAGTTCCTTTTGCTCAAGGTCAGTGTTACCGCCAACATATATAACACCAATCCCTCCTGTAAGCGATGCAATCCTCGACAATATAAAATCTTTGTCTCCTTTTTTCGTAGTTAACTTATGAGCATCCCATAACTGAGCCACCCTATCCTCTACCTCCTTAGTAAGACCCCTGTTCTCTTTTAAAATCACAGTAGAATCGGAACCTACGATGACTTTGGACGCATGTCCTAAGTCTTCGAAGCTTATAATGCTGAGGTCATCCCCAGTCTTTTCTGAAAAATAAGTAGCACCAACCGACAGAGCTATGTCTTGCATCAGTTCGTGTTGTTTGTAACCGAAGGAAGGGGGAGTGATGTTACAAATTTTCAAGTTGTTCTTCATCACATTTGCCGCAAGGGTGTTTATGACGTTAGTAGAACAAGGCGCTACTATTAATAGTTTTTTATTATCAGCAATAATTGGTTTTAATACGTTCTCTATTGTAAGAAGATTTGATATTTCGGCATCAGATACTAAAATATGAACATCCTCTAAAACACATTCGTCCTTCTTGTGATTGTTTATAAATAACTGTGAAGAATATCCCCTATCTATCTTTAAACCATCCGTGGTTTCGTTATACGTATCTGAGGTCTGTGACCTCTCAACTGTAACAATTCCATTTTCGCCAACAGTGTTATATGTGTCAGCAATAGTTCGACCAATCGCCTTATCATTATTAGCAGATATAGACGCAACGTCATAAAGCGTCTTCTTACATACAGGTTTACTTATTAGCGTTTCTAGCACTTTTATTATTGTTTTCGTTTCATCTAATAAATCACGCAATACCTCAGTCTTGTTGTCATCTATCGTTATGTTACTCATACCTGATTTTACAAGAGCCTCAGTTAACACTATCGCCGTAGTTGTACCATCACCCGCAAGGGTCGCAGTTCGGTCAGCCGCCTCACGCATCATACGTACAGCTAAATTCTCTACAGGGTCTAAAAGTGCAATTGATTTAGCTACCGTTACACCATCCTTAGTAACAGTTATTCCATGAGTGTGGTCTGGTGACTCTATAAGCACAGTATTACCCATTGGTCCTAATGTACTCTTTACAGCTGAAGACATTTTACTTATCCCATTTATAAGTTTAATCTGCCCCTCTTCTGAGAAATGTAAATCTTTTGGTGAATATCCTTCCATGATTAAATTTGATTTAAAACAAAGGTAAATAAAAATATACAATTACAAGCCTATGTGTCGAAATTTTTTTTCCCTATATATATATATATATTATTTATTATTATTATTATTATTATTATTAAATAATAGAAAAATAATTGACATAATCGACATCTCTCTGATACTCAGAACTTTAGTCGACACAAAATCGACACTAAAATGTCGATAATCGACACATTTTTACTATAAATGAAAAAAGGCAGCCGAAGCTACCTTTAATCTACCACAACAAAATGACATTATTACATGTCCATAAAGTTTTCTCTAGCTTCTGCTAGTGTAATACCATCGGCAATCATGCTAACTTTTTTAGCCCTCTTCATAGCTTTTTTAATTCCAGCAGCTTCTTGAATACCTGTAACTCCAGTTGGTCTATTATTAACCAATCTACCATTTTTCATTGTTAAACCATCCATACTAATAACTTATTTTTAAACTTATAAGACCAAGATAAAAAGTTATCTCAGAATAAAGGTACTCTTCATCTCTTGAATAATAAGACCAGCCTAAAGCAAATCCTATCTTAATTCTATTTTGAATCTCTAGCTCCATACACAAAGGTAATAAAAATTTTTAGATACATGTAGTAATTGGGTTACTATAGCGTATGGCCGCGCGGGCCCCGCACCGAAAACCGATATTTTCTCTCCTCCCCCCATCCCATTTTTCACTTTCTCATCCCATTTTTTTGGCTTTTTGCCATGGCTATCCCCTACCAACTAAGCCTAGCCTGCGCCTAGCCTAGCCTGCGTTATACTGCGAATCAATGCGACACACCATTAAGCAGGGAGTTATACCCGCTCCAGTTGAAATGCCAGTAAACAAAACTATAACTATTTATCATTGTCAATCCCTTTATTTGCAGATGATTGCCGCAGATGCTACACAAAAGCGTGTGTTTCTCTGGAAAACGCTTGCTAGATAGATAACTATTGGTTATATTTGGTAAAGAATGTGCAAGAGATGTGCATTCAATAACTAAAATATCATTTATTATGAGAAATTTATTAGAAATGGAGACAGGGTTTTTGTCTCAGCCAACAGTCCAAGATGCATTGCAATTGGTGAAAGTTAAAAACCTACAGAAATGGTTAAAAACATTTGAGCGTACACGATTCAGAAAGCAATTAGAATTAGCCGCGCTGATGGCACAGGGAAAAGAATGGTTTGATTCTGAAAACACAAAGGCCTTGTTTTTAGAGAATGGCTTGTCCTGGACAACAGAAGATTTGGCCGATAAAGTATTCGAATGTGGTAAATCATGGATGTTCAAGATGATTAAGGCATCTCAAGTTTCAGAGGAAAAGGTAAACGAATTTGAATCACAGTGCAAAGAATTGCAAGATGCTGGCGAAAAAGTAAAGATTAGCATTGAGGAGTTAAACAGATTTGCAAGCGGAGTTTCTACTGTAGAACAGTTACAGTGTGACAGGCAAGATTCTGAAGATACTGCTGAGGATAGTGTCCTTGAGGACACTCCTTCGACAGACACACACTCAGAGATACTGACATTTGCTTGGAAAACACCAAACGGCAACACTGTGTCAGGTAGAGTAACGCCGACAGAAGGATTGGTAAGCACTAACACTGTAGATGAAATTCTAATGATGATGGATTTCTTGCAAGGACAATTAAACACAACATCTTTAGCAGTATAAATAACTTTAAACTATTATTATTATGAGAAATGGAATAGTATACCAAACCACAGGAGATAGCGACAGAGCTACAATGTGTAATTACCACAGAAAGCCAAGTGCATTAAACCATAATTGGGGAGCGCATGAGGTGGATGTGAAAAACATCAAGAGATTTGTAAAGGGAAACCGTAGAAACGGATACCAAAGCCCCTACACCATCGGTTTTGAAGTTGAGAAGTCAGAATTTGGCAGAGGACAGCGAAAAGAATACGCACTGTTTTGTGGATTCGAAAGAGATGGTAGTTGTGGTGTAGAAGCGGTGACCAACATCCTGCCATTGCTACCCCCATCACAGTGGCGCAACAAGGTGTTTGATATGATGTACCAAGCAAAGGGAATCATAGAGGATGACTACAGCCCATCAAACCAAAGATGTGGTGGTCATATCACAATAGCTGTGGATGGGATGACAGGAGATGAATTAAGAGGCGCAATCAGGTTGAATGCATCTATCTTTCTAGCGCTGTTCAGAAAGCGATTAACTAACCACTACTGTTCTAAAAACATCAAGATGAGAAGTGAAGATGCTGCTAGAGCATTGTTAGATAGCAATCCTA